GCGCTGCCGGCCAACTGGCGGATGTCGTACTGCATATGGACGTGATCTCCCGATCGGTTCGCCACCGGCTCCGGACGACGCTCTGCGTCAGCCAGCAGGCCGGTACTCCATCCGGCTCCGGGTGCTCCCGGAGCCGGGGACCCTCCCCAAGCCCCTACGGGGGATGGGACCTGGGGAGGGCGTTCAGGCCCGCCCCCCCCGTACGGGCACCGACAGGGGGAGCGGGAATCAGAGGGTGCCGGTCCGGGCGCCCGGCAGGTGCCGGCGTCCGCCGCGGTGGCGGCAGCGCGCTCGCTCGTCAGGGGCATTGCTGCGAAGAGCAGCGCACGGACCGGGGTCTACAAGGTGGTGCGGCGGTGCTTCCCCCCGGGTGGGGCCTGGGCCAGCCCTTCGGACATGTCGCTGCCCAGCCGGGTGGCGATGATCTGGTCGGCGAGCACCCGCAGGCACGTCCCGCAGGCGTACAGCCCGGCAGCGGTGCCCGCGACCGTGGCCGAACCGATCCACAGCACCCGCGCGGCCTCGCGCCCGCACCAGAACCAGCACCGCCCGGTCTCCCAGGCGTTGCCGTCCCCCGGCTGAGCGACCTGGGGAAGCCGCTCAACCGGCGGAGGCCCCGAACGAAGCATCAACAGGCTCTTGCTCACCGCGGCCCCCTTCGGACAGCCCGAAGGCGGCGGCCCTCGCCGCCGCTGACCGTGGCGCGCCAGCAGCTCGGGCACGCGTACAGGGGAATGAACCCACCTGACACACCACCCACTTCCTCCGTCAGCCGCCCGTCCCGGGTCGGTGCGGCGCAGTACCGGCACACCTCCACCGGGCCGAGCACGGCGGCGTCCGCCAGAGGGCCGACGACGAACTCGATGCCAGCACGCAGCAACCCCGGGTCGGTGAGCGGTTCCAGCGGGGAGCGGATCCAACGCACGGCGCTGTGGCAGCTGGTAGGTCCCGGGACGAAGACCGAGTCCCCGGGCCCGTGGCGGATCACGCCTGCCGCCGTGGCGTCGGGCCAGTCCGCTGCGCCCCCGGTGGGCAGGATCCACACCAGCCGCCGCCGGCCGTCGTTGTAGACCGGGCCGTTCTTGTCGCCGAGGATGTCCATAACCTGGCGCCCCCACCCCTCGGGGACGTCGACCGCGGCCCAGGTGTCGCCGACCTTCACCCAGTCGATCATGGATTCGACCGGCAGAAACGGGCGGATAGGCACGTCCGTCACGACGTCACCACAAGTTCGGCCCATACCCGCTTACCACCGGGCAGCAGGTCGACGCCCCACGTGGCGGACTCGGCGTCAACGATGCGCAAGCCCCGGCCCCGCTCATTCGCCCAATCCGGCCGTTGCAGCTCGGGGCGGGTGCAGTCCCGGTCGAGGACCGAAATGCGCACCCTGTCGCCCGTAAGTCGCAGGACGCTCACGCGCATCCCCTCGCCCCGGGCGTGCCTGATCGCGTTCGTGACCAGTTCCGTCATGACGAGGCGCACAGGGTCCATGAGCTGAGGAAGGCACCAAACCTCCAGCGCTTCCCCGGCTAGCGCACGGGCAGCACCAGCAGCCTCTGGGACCCGTTCATAGTTCTCCGCGAACGCCGTCGGAACAGCAGACGTCGGGCGCTTCACCAACCGGGGCCTATGCATCCGCCCCTCCCGGACCTGGCGCAGTATCAGACCGGGCCAGCAGCGACACCAAAAGGGCAGGAGCACACAGCGCCCCCGGTCCGTCAATCGGCACCACCCACCACGGAGTATCAACGGTCGGCTGGCACCTATCCGGCGCCGGCACGCGCAGCAGAGCATTCTGTGGCGACACCACCGTGCCGCGCACCCGCCAAATTCGAGCTGCGCTCGCGGGCAGCAGCACCGTGTACCCGCCGTCCCGGCCAAAGGCCGCCGGCCAGTAGAACACGGGCCCGTCCAGCTTCGCGGCCAGCAGCGGAGCACACCCCTCGGGGGTGGCCCGGCCCACCGCCTGGTGCATCATGCTGGCCTTGACGGTCACCGCGCTGAACAGCACACCGGGCCGCAACCAGGCCGCTCCCGAGTCGGCCCATTCCACGCGGGCCTGGCCGGACGTAGGAGCTGCCGCCAACAGCCAGTGCCCGCCAGCAAGCCGCCGTTCCCTACCGGTCGTCAGCCGCGTTGGCGGCGTACCCGACTCCTCCGTGCGGTTGCTCATCCATGCCCCCAAGCGGCATTTCTGCATCGGTCAGTGCGTCAGCTCATGCAACCGGGGCTACCGTGGGGAAGACAGGGGTGGTCAACACCCACCTCTTTTACCGTTTTTAACGCCCTGCTTGGGAGGGTGCACACACGGTGACGACTCCGCGTGTCCCGAACGACTTGCTCCGCCTCGCCATCCGTGAGGCCGACCTCACCTACGAGGAACTCGCCCGCGATATCCGCCTGGTAGCCGCCGAAGCCGGCCAGGGGTTACGTACGAATGCGAGCGCTGTGTACCAGTGGCTGGGTGGAAGGCCGCCCTCCCCCGGCACGGCCCGCTACATCGCCGAAGCTCTCTCCCGGCGCCTCGGGCGGCACATCACGCCTACCGAACTCGGCTGGTCCAGCCCGGATACGAATTTGGATCGGGCCGATGCCGCGCTTGGGACGAGCATCGGACCCGATCCGGTGGACATCCTACGGCGTCTCGGGGAGGCGGACATCAATCGCAGGAGGTTCTTGACGAACGCGACATACAGCGTCGCCGCCGCCGCTCTGCCCCTCGGCGCCGAGCAGGCTGCCGAGGCGCAGGAACGCGCAACGGCCGCTCGCGGAAGACGGGTCGGTGCTGCCGACATCGCCACCGTCCGTAGCATGCTCGAAGCGTTCACCGCCATTGATGAGCGTCAGGGGGGACAGCACGGGCGCTCAGCCGTCGTGCAGTACCTCCGTTCCGACGTCACTGACCTCGCGCGCGCCCGGTTCTCTCGGGACGGTGACCGGATCGACGCGCTGACGGTTGCTGCCGGGGTGACGTACCTCGCCGGATGGAAGGCGTACGACGCTGGCGAGCACGGCTTGTCCCAGCGCTACTACTTGCAGGGCCTCGCGCTGACGAAGGAGGCGAACAACCCTCTGCAATCCGCGTGGTTCCTGCGGATCATGGCCCACAACGGCATGGACATCAACAGGCCGGAGCACACCCTCAGCCTCGCCGAATCCGCGCTGTCCCTTGCGACTGGCCGCGCCGGGCCGGGCCAGCTCGCTCTCTACGTCATCTGCCGTGCCCGTGCTCTCGCTGTCGCAGGACGCCCGGCGGAGTCAGTGGCCGAGGTACGGCGCGCGCAGGACCTCGCTCTTCGGGGAGAGGCTGAGGGCGAGGAACTGCCGTACTGGGTGGCCCTGTCCGGAGCCCCCCGCGCCGCCGTGGCCAGCCACACCGCGAAGACGTTCCGCGCGCTACGCGACCACGCCAGCGCAGAGAAGTCCTACGCTGCGTCGGCACGCACCTACGGCGATCCCGGAGAGGGAAAGTCCCGGATCACAGCTCTTTCCCTGGCCTGGCAGGGGGAGGAACAAGCCGCTCAGGGTCATCTAGAGCAGGCATGCGCTACCTGGGACCGATCACTCAACCTCTTCGACGGCGTCTACTCCGACCGAGCGGTCAAGCAAATTCGGGGCATCCGCCGCCAACTGGCGATCTTCGACAAGCGCGGCGTGGCTGCGGCCGCCAACCTGGACGAAATGGCCCGAGCCTGGGAGCTCGCCCACGCTTGACTGCCCACCACGCAGCGAGGGCGCCTATCCCGTCCCGCAGGGGTCGGCACCCTCCTTCACACGGTCCGCGGTACGGGCACCACGGGCCGGCCACGAGGAAGCCCCACCGCTTCACAGCGGTGGGCGGCTCATACCCTGTCCTCATGGCTGACCACAAAGACCCCTGCGACCTGCACAGCAGGCCGGGGCTGCTGGACGCCCAGCGCGCGCTCGACGCCGCATGGGACGACCTGGAGATCTACCGCAAGAAGGTGGACGCCGATCGGCGAGCCAGCGCAACCACCACCGACGGAGGGGTACGCCCATGGTCCGAGGAGGAGAACCGCGAATTTGCCCAGCGACTCGACATGGTCAAAGCCGCTAGCGAGGCTCGCGCCAAGGCTATGGCCGCGGCCGACCTGAAGTCCACATACCAGGTCGAGACCGAGTTGCGCGCACATGCCCGCGAGGACCCGCCCCCGACCGTGTAGCCAGACGGCTTTCGCGGGGGTGCGGTCCCGGCCCGCTCGGCTTAGCCTGCCGGTAGTGGGGGCCCGGCTCGCGAGAGGACGTTGTATTGCCCCCCGTCTGGAGCGGCACCCTCACCTTCGGCCTGGTCGCCATCCCCGTCCAGGTCGTGAGCGCCGTCCGCTCGCACAAGATCCGCTTCCACCAGATCCACCGTGCCGACCACGGCCGCGTCCGCAACCGGAAGACGTGCGAGCTGGAGATGGGTGACAACGCGCCGGCCTTGGAGCCCGAGGAGATCGGCCGGGCCTGGGAGACACCGGACCACCGCCTGGTGCCGGTGACGGACGAAGAGCTCGATCAGATGCCTCTGCCCACCGCCCGCACGGTGGAGATCAGCGGCTTCGTCGACCTGTCCCAGATCCCGGGTGAGCAGTTCGGCACGCCGTACTTCCTGACGCCCCAGTCCGCTGCGGCGAACAAGCCGTACGCCCTGATGCGCGAGGCACTGGCCCGCGCTGGCAAAGGGGCCGTCGGGAAACTCGCGATGCGCGGGTCGGGTGAAACGCTGGCCGTCGTGCACCCTCAGGGCCAGGTCCTGGTCCTGCAGAAATTGCACTGGCCGGACGAGCTGCGCAGCGCTGACGATGCGCGCCCTCGTGGCGATGTGGAGCTGTCGGAGGAAGAGATCAGCGCGGCACTGGCGTTCATCTCCGCCAGTGGAGAGCTGGACATGTCGCAGATGCGGGACGACTACGCGGCTGCCATGCAGGAGCTGATTGAAGCGAAGGCGAAGCACGAGGCGCCGCCGCGGCCCGCGGAACCGGAACGGCCCGAGGGGGGCGTCGTGGATCTTATGTCCGCTCTCCAGGCGTCTGCGGATCAAGCACGAGGGCGGCGGTCCGATGGCGAGGCCGAGGTGCACCAGATGGGTGAGCGCAAGCCGCGGAAGAAGGCGACGAAGAAGGCCCCCGCGAAGAAGGCGACCAAGCGCGGGGGTGGGAAGCGAGCCGGGTAGCCCGGCTATTGGGGCTAACCCCCTCTATGATCGAACATGTGGACGATTCTCTTCCGTGGGTCGACGTGTCGCTGCCCGGCGGCCGGGTAGTGCGCGGCTACCTCATGCAGTGGCGGCAGGGGCCGCACGGCGGCTGGGCCCCGCGCGTCGTTCTGGACGTTCCACCCGGCGCGGTACAGCCGCTGGACGACCAGGACTACTCCCGCGTACCCAGGGAGCGGCAGTACGTACTCGCCACGGACGAGCGCGTAACCCCGGCCAGGAGCGAGCTGCACGCCGTGACCTGCTGGTCGCTGGACAAGCCGGCGCCGTGGCTCCGTCTCACCGTTCTGACCAGCGCCAAGATGGCGGCGGACATGCTGCGGTTCGACAGCACCACGGCGTGCGCCCTCTGCGAAACCGCGGAACTCTCCTCCCCTTCGGAGCCATAACGCGCGCCTCTTACGGCGATTCGGGATCGTCCGAGTCCGGGTCGGGGCACAGGCGGAGCAGCCTCTCGTTCGCCCTGTCCACCGCGTCCCGCAAGGACTGGCCGCTGTTCGGGTACAGCTCGTGCTCCACCCTGGTCAGCCGCTCCTCGAATCCGGCGAGGCGTTCCATCACGCCGGGCCGCGGCTGGACCCCGGGCCGGCCGGGCTCGCCCGCCCAGTCGTCCATGAAGTCCTCGACCCTGCGGGCGAGCCGCACTGACGCGCGGACCGACCGCCACAACAGGGCGGCCAACCCCGCCAACGCGGTGATCACCCCGCCCCACATCAGGACGACGTCAAGCGCGTGGTTTCCGGTCGCCTCCACGCTCACCCCCGGCTGCCCGAGGAGTCACCGCGCGGCGTATGCCGGGCCTTCCACCCGGACACCGCGGTGATCGCGGTGGGGACCAGCGCCAGGACGAACGGGGCCAGGCCGTCCGGCAGCCAGCCGACCAGGCGCCCGTTGTCCTGGACAGCGGTGAGCGCGCCGAGCAACCCGGCGGAGCCGACGTACGCCGCGGCGGTCGCGGCCTTCACCTTCTGCTCGATGGGAGCGTTTGCCATGGTCACGGTCCTTCCGTTCAGGTGATGACGTCGAAGCCGTGCTTCGCGCCGAGGCGGGTCAAGGAGTCGCGGCCCGGGATGCCGTCAGCCGGCTGACCGGGCTTCCGGCCGCGGTAGCCAAGGCGTTCCTGCCACTCGCTTGTGGCGGTGATCGTCGTCGTGCCGAAGTGCCCGTCGAGGAACTGCTTTTCCAGCAGGCCCTCGTCGACGAGCGCCGTCTCGTATGTCACGACGCCCGTGTACGTGACCGGCTGGCCCGCCATCGCCGGGTTCGACCGGGCGGCGGCGACGAGCCGGGACAGTGACACCTTCGGGTGGACGGGCTTCGGTAGCGGGCCTGGCTTGCCGTGGCCGAGGCGGGCCGCGACCCGCTCGCGCATGCTGGCCATCGTGAAGCCCTTGGGGTCGATCTTCCCCGGCTGCCACTCCAGGTGACCGATGACGGACAGCGCACCCCAGCCGTGGGCGCGGCAGATCGCCGCGCTCACCCGCTCGATCGCGTCGAGTTGGACTGCGGGCCACGGATCGGAGCCGGTCCCCAGGTTCTCCGCCTCGAAGCCATAGAAGGCCCGATTGCCGTCGACCGTCGCCTGGTCGTCATGGGGCAGGGCGCGCTCGGCGGTGACCGCGTTGAGGACGTCGGGGTCGCCGAGCCCGGCGTGGTTCGCCCGCCCGTACCCGACCAGGTGCACCGCGCCGGCCTTGTCGACCATGCCGTGACACAGCGGCCCCGGCAGGCCCGAGTACCCGTCCTCCACGATCCGGACGGTGATTCCGGACTCCGGGCCGTAGGGCTGTGACCTGGCCGGACATCGTCCGGACACTGTCCGGACACGGGATGTCCGGGGTGGGTGGCGGCCCGCATCGCAGGGGCGAGCATCCGGGTCATCCGTACAGCTCCACGATCACGATTCCGCCGCCGCCTGCGTGGCCGGGCTGCGATGTGCCACCAGCGGCCACTGACCCACCCGCACCACCGCCGAAGCCCCTCGGGAAGTTGCCCACGCCCGCAGTCGCCCGGGGCGCGCCGCCGTGGCCGAGGTGGGACTCGCCGCCCCCGCCGCCGATCCCTACGGTGGCGCTCAACCGGATGGCACCGCCGGAGCTGCCGCCGCCGATGTTGAGGTATCCGCCGCTACCCGCAGCAGGCCCGGAGGTGCCGCTAGCGGTTGTGGCGCTCGCGCCGGACGGCATGGAGGCTGTGCCTCCCCCGCCGCCGCTGGCGGTGACGAGCGTCCCGAAGGAGGAGGCCCCTCCCGCGCCCCCAACCCCGTTCGCGGCAGCGCCGGCAGTGCCGCCCGCGCCTACGGTCACGGTGATCGGGCCGCCGAGCGCGGCGACGGGGAAGACGCCCTCGCTGTAGCCGCCGCCTGCGCCACCAGGTCTCCACACCGACTGGCTTGCCGCAGCCCGCGCGCCCGCAGACCCCCCGCCGCCGCCCTGCACTCGCACCTTCACCGAGGCCAGCCACGGGTACGCCGCCGGATCGAACGTAGCCGTGCCGGGATCGACAAACCGAACGACCTCCCGGAGTCCCATGCTGCCGGGCTTCAAGCAGATCTTGCCGTCAGCGTCCGTCTGGAAATACTCGTCGCACAGGGCCAGCGGGCCGCTGCCGCCACCGCTGAACGTGAAGATCCCGTCGTCGCTGCCGTAGGTCGTTGCGTTGCCCGCGTCGGTGCTCAGAGCCACGCTGATCGTGCCGGTCGACGGGTCGTAGGTGATGCCGGGGCCGGCCTGGAGCAGCGCGGCCAGGTCGACGCTCACGACGAACGGGGCGCTGGACGAACCGTTGCCGGAGACAGTCACGGCCCCCGAGCCCTGCACCGCGCACGAGCACCCTCCCTGGCATCCACACCTGGCCATGCCTATCCCTGCCTCTCTGCTGTGGCGGACCCGCCGGTGGGGGGCTTCTCCTGGTGGGCGAGCTTCGCCTGCTGTCCCGGCGGGGCCATCAGGTCGATGTCCCATTGCTTGCCGTCGACGAAGCCGACGCCTATCGCCCCGACCAGGCCGCCCGCAGCGGCCTGGGCGGCCTTGCCCAGCACCCGGTAGGTGGCCGTCGCCGCCTGATAGGGCTGCTGCACTGATCGCTGTCCTGGAAGTGGGCTCATGGCGTTGGGGGGTCCTGTGTGAAGGGGTCGCCGATCGGGACCAGGGAGATCCCGACGTTCTCGCCGGCGGCCCCCCACTCCACGTCGACGTCGGACAGTCGGTAGGGCTGCGTCAAGCCCATGCACATGCCGGTCGCGGCGACGTCGACCCGCACGCCGGGCACGAGTTGGCGCATCGACACCGGCGCGGAGGCGACGAGGCCGGCGCCGGTCGGGATGCGCAGCGAGGTGGGGACCGGGTTCCGCCCGACGTACGTGGAGCGGGCGATCTGCCACAGGTCGTACGCCGACAGGCCCTCGGCGTTGCTGCGCACCAGGGTGTCGAGGCGGCCGTACACGTTGCTGACGACACCGGAGACGCCGAACTGGGAACCGCTGATGTCGTCGTCGTGCTGGTTGGTGACCCAGATCAGCGTGGCCGCGTTCGTGCCGTCGCGGACGATCTCGATGTCCCCGGCGAAGCTGTCGAGCGAGAGGCGGGCCTGCGCCGGGTCGGCGGTCGTCTGCGGACGCCCCAAGACCAGGGCGCGGCCGACGGTCGTGTACTCCAGACCCCTAGGCACCAGTTCGTCGTCCATGATCTGGAGGATCGGCACCAGCCAGATCTCGGTGTTCGCCGTTCCGTCCTTCTCGAACCGGGCGTCCACGGTGTCGTCCTGGCGGACGATGTACGGCAGGATCTTCGGCCAGTCCGGCTCCGACGCGAACAGGCCGCTGCTTAGATTCAGCGAGATGATCGACTCGGTGATCTCCTGCACCGGGCCCATGTGTTTCGGGTCGGCCTTGTTGGTGGAGATGTACCGCAGCAACGTCGTGTTGATCGTGCGAGCCAGCCACTCGGTGACGTCGCGGGCCTCGACCGCGAACGTCGTCCGGTTCTCCGTCGACCGGATCACCGGCCCCTGCCACACCAATTCCGAGTCGCGGTAGATCGACAGCTCGTGCGCATACGGCTCGATCTGTCCCAACTGGCCGCAGCAGTCGCCGGCCATCGCCTTGGCGATCGTGATCGTCGCCGTGCTGGTGTCGTTGACGACCCGGTTCCACTTCACCGCCGTCAACGCCGATACCGCTGGGGAGGTGAAGGGGCGCGACCCGCCCCGCCAGTGGATGACGGCCCGGTACTCCTGAGCACAGCCGAGGACGCTCATCAGCCCACGTCCGAACGGGGAACGAGGAGGACCCGGGCGCGGGCGTCGGCGGCCGTCGTCGCCGACGTGGACAAGATCTCGATGCACACACCGACTGGGCACGCGAACACTGGCCACTCGTAGGCCGCGCCCAGCGGCCCGTACAAGATCGGCGCGCTCGTCGACGAGCCCAACGCACCCTGGGGGCATTCGACCTCGGCGACCTGGGTACGGCCGTCCACGGTCAGCGTCGACCCGGCCGGCAGGTACGGGATCTGGATGTCCGTGCACGCCGCGCACGGGTCAGCGACCGACGTGCAGTCCGTGCCCAGCGGGTTCGCCCAGAACCTCACCACCAGGCGGCGGAGCTCCGACGCGCCGGTCTCCAGCTGCAGAACCGGCACCGCTTCCAGCCACTCCGGCTGATCAACTGGGGACAGCGCGACGACCGACCGTCGGAACTCCGCTGAGCCCGTCGGGTAGCACGGGTCCACGGGCACGGGCGCCCGGATCGGCAGCGGCGGCGGCGGGCACGTCGGGTCCTGCAAGCACGGCGTGGCCTGCTCGCAGTCGCTGTAGATCTCGTCCGGGTCGAGAGTCACCAGATCGCCGCCGGACAGCGTCACCCAGTTCGTGAGCGTCGTCAGCGGCTCCCGGTAGATCCACGGCACGCTCGCCGCCAGGGTGAACTCGACCTCGGCGATGATCCCCTCGGGCTGCGGCCGCACCGCGGTGACCTCGGGCCCGCTGAGGAGCCCCACGCCGTACAGGTGCCTCAGCTGCGCCGTGCCGTCGCCGGTCGGGCAGCACGCGAAGACGCCCAGCTCGTCGCCGTTGCAGTCGCCTTCGCACGGGGCGCCGCGCAGCGCCGACGACAGCCACTCCAACGCATACGACAAGGAGCACTCGTCCAGGACCAGGAGCAGCACCGAGTAGACGATCTCGCGGTGCGCGCGCCGGCCAACTCCCAGCGCCGCACCGTCGCCTACGAGCTGCACCGGGTTCCGGGAGAACGTCGACGTCGAGAACCCCGCAGCGTCCAAGCCCATCACGCCGAGGAACCCGGCGGACTCCGGGACCGCAGGGTCGTACCAGGGGGCCGGGTCCTCTGTCGGGTCGGTGTAGGGAGCGTCGTTGATCGCGCGCGGCAGGTCCGGGCACGGATCGCACGACGTGAGCAGGCAATACTTCTGCGCGTAGACCGACGCCCTGGCCGAGTTGACGATCTCCGTACAGCCGAAGTCCGCGTAGTCACTGATCACAGTCAGACCCCCGCCGCTCGTGCCATCCGGCCGTGAAGGTGCTCGGCAAGGACCCGCGGGTCCTGCGCCGGTGTGCTGATGTGCCAGTTGTGCGTGACGTACCGGTCCCCGCCGGGCGCCGCCGCGGCGGGCGGGCCGATAACGCCCCGCCGGGCGAGGAGCTGCAACAGGCCCGACTTCTCCGCGAGCTCCACCGTCCGCGCCGGCCGGGTCAGCGGCAGCACGACTTCCTTGCCGGCCTCACCGATCAGGGCCGGTGTTGCCTGCGTGACGATCCCGCCGTTCGCGAACGGCAGGAGCTTGCGGACAGCGCCCGGCAATCCGGACTTGATCTTGGAGACGATCCGCGAACCGATGTTCCCCAGCGAGCTGACGATCTTGCCGGGGAGCGTCGAGAACAGCGACACGATGCCGCTGATCAGCGTGCTCACCGCGCTCTTGGCGGTGCCGGTCGCTTTGCGGAACGCACTGGCGATCTTCGAGCCGACGCTGCTGAGGGCGCTCCCTACCCGGCCGGGCAGGCCCGAGAAGAACGCCACGATCGAGGCGCCGGTCGATCTGGCAGCCCCGAGCCCGGACGAGCCGGCCGACGTGAACAGCGCCCGCACCTTGCCGGGCAGCGCGGCCAGGGCTGAGCCGACCCGGCCGGGCAGGCCGGCGAAGAACGACACCGCCAGCGCGACGAAGGACGTCGTCGCGGCGACGGCGCCGTTGAAGGCGCTGGAGAAGACGGCGCCGATCTGCGCACCCAACGAGACCAAGGCGGCGGCGATTTGCCCTGGTAGTTGCGTAAAAATATAGATAATAAGGGCGAACTCGGTCAGCAGCGCGATGGCGACGGCAGCGACGGCGTTGACGAAGAGCGTGACGAGAAGCCCGGGCAGCGCGGCCAAGGCGGCGAGGATCTGCCCGGGCAGCGCGGTGAAGAAGCCGGCGACGGCGGCGACGCCGGCCTGGAGGGCGGCGACGGCGGCCTGCCAAGCGCCGACGAAGAGCGTGGCGACCAGCGACCCGAAGGACGAAAGCGCGGACTCGACGAGCGACGGCAGGGCGACGATGAACTGGACGGCCGCCCGGAAGCCGGTGGCGATCGCGGCGCCTGCGGCGTCGACGACCTTCCGGAAGCCGTCGAACCGCTGGTAGGCGAGGTACAGCGCGGTGGCCAAGGCGATCACCGCCACCACCGTGACGCCGATGGGTGACGCGGCGAAGGCGACGTTCAGCGCCGTCCAGGCCGCCCGCGCGACGATGAACGCGGCCTGCGCGGCGAAGATGGCGCGGACCAGCCCGAACACGGCGACACCGGCCACCAGCAAGGGCGAGGCGAGGCTCACCACCGGCGCCAGGAGCTGCGCGAGCAGGCTCACCGCGGGGGCCAGCGCGACCACCAGCTGCGACGCGGAAACCGCGAGTTGGGCCGCCGCGGCGATGACGCCGGGAAGGGCCGGCGCGAGGGATGCGACGGCGGTCCCAAGGTTCGTGAAGACGGTGCCGAGCTGCGGCGCCGCTGCGGCGAGCCCGGTCAGGGCGGCCGACACCGCGCTCAGGACCGCGGGCCCTACGGAGGACTGGAGGGCGTCGCCGAGGCTGGCAAGGACGGTGCCGAGGGTGCCCGACGCGAGCTGCGCGAAGGCGGTGAGCTGCGGCAGGAGCGGGGTGACCGCGGCGCGCAGCGCGGTGACGACCTGGGTGAAGGCGCTCAGCCCGCCGGCCCCGCCACCGGCGGCGAGCGCTCCGAAGACGCTGCCGACGAGCCCGCCGACCTGGACGAGCAGGTCACCGAGCTGCCGGAAGACCGTCAGCGCACCGCTGACCCAGGCGACGGCCTGACCGCCCTGGGCGGCCTGGGTCAGGAAGTCGCCGACTTCCTGCCCGAGCCGGGCGACGGCGCTGCCGGCCTGTCCGCCGAAGGCCGCCGAGACGGCGCCGCCGATTTGCGTCAGCCCGGCGACGACCGGGGTGATCGCGGTACCCAGGCGCGCGGTGGCCTGACTGGTGCCGGTGACGATCTGGGTGATCGCCCGTACCCCGGCGGCCGACTTGAGGAAGTCGGCTACCCGGCTCGTCGCCTTGCCGAAGTTCCCCGCGACGGCGGAGAGTCCGGACCGCAGCGGCCCGGACAGCGCCTTGGCGACTGCGGTGATCTGCCCCTGGAGGGGGCGAAAAAAAGAGCTCTGAACCGTCGCCTTGAGCTGGTCGAAGGCGGGCTTGAGGCCGCGGACCTCCAGAGCCGCCGCGCGAGCGGCCGGCGACAGCCCCTTTAGGGACTTTTGGAACTTCTTCGCGTCGTCGCCGAGCGCGGCGGAGAAGGCGCCGCCGACACCGAACAGCGCCAGCTTCAGCGCGCCGACAGCAACAACGGCCCCGCCGACCGCGGCCGGAACAGCCGCGATGATCCCGGCAGCCGGAGCCAGGGCCGTCAGGAACGCTGAGACCTGCGCCGCCGCCGCGACCGCCGCGCCGCCGATCACCGCGAACCGCAGGCTCCGCACGAGGACCGCGCCGACGCCGCCCGCCAGCGACGACAGCCCCCGCAGCCCCCGGACGAACCCGTTGATGTCCGGGGTCACTGGTACCGACAGCGTCGGCATCAGGTGCGCGCGCAGCCGGGCGTCGAACCCGGTCAGGTCCGGGACAACCCGGACCGGGAACTCCTCCCCGGCCAGCAGCGCCCGGATGCGCTCGACGAATCCGGTCAGGTCCGGGGTGACCGGGATGTTGATCGAGTCGAGCGCCCGCAGCCCCGTCAGGAGTTGCGCGTCGAACCTGCTGAGGTCCGGGACGACCCGGACTGATACCGACGCGGCGTCAAGGCCGCGCTGGATGTTCCGCCGGATCTGGGCGCCGAGGTTTCGAGTGGCCCGGTCGAGGGCCGACTCGATCTGGTTGCCGGTGGCGCGGGCGTCACCAGCAGTACCCGAATCGTCCAGGACGATACGGATACGGGCGGTCCCGTAGTCCTCGTCGTCGGCCACCGGGCAACCTCGCGAAAAAGCGATCGGTTGCCCGGCCCAAAACCAGCGGCACCCCCAGACTAGCTGGTGCGACCCCCCATCAGACGTGCGTCTTCCGCTTCGAGCAGCGCCGCGAGGTCCTGAGCCTGACCCATGCCCATGCCCACGCCCGCGCCGGGCGGCCTCGCGCCTCGCGATAGGCGGGTGCCCTTCGGCGGGGCATACAGCTTCGCCCGGATGCGCTTCCGCTCGCCGTCGTCCTCGGCGGCCTGCTCCATCGCCGCCTCAGCGGCCGACAACATGACCCTCAGCGGCCACGTGTGGATGTCGACGCCCTGGAGGGCGAGGCCCCCTTCCCACGCCTCCCAGGAGGCGGAGATGCTGGCGAGGAGACGCCGGACGACGTAGGAGGGCGGCTACCGCCCCCTCCGTACAGCTCGACTACCCACTCCATCAGTTCGACCAGGACGCGGTCGGGGTACCGGTGGCCGGCGTCCTTGACGGTGGCGCCCTTGCGCTTCGCGGCGGCCTCGGCCGCCTCCTCCGGGGTCGGGTGGGAGCTGACCGTCTTCCCGCCGGCGACGACGTCCCAGCGGGCGAACTCGTGCGCCGACTCCGGGAGCATGAGGCTGGCCAGGAACACGCGCATCGCGACGGTGGCCTCGCGGACCTTCGACAGGTCGGCGTCGGCCATGTTCGCCGGATCGATGTCGAGCCGGCGATTCGCCTCCTGGAGCCGCTCGTAGCGGTCGAGGAATTCGTCCCCGAGGACTTCCGGCTCGAACAGGAACGTGGCGTCGCCGATCTCCGCCTCGTGCGGAGACGTGTTGAGCGCGAACTGCTTCTTAGCCACAGGGTGGCCCCTTCTCTACCGCGGTACGCCCGGCCCAGAACCAGCGGCGTGGACGGAGAGGGTAATGCCTCCCGGAGCAGGTGCCGCGAACGACCGCGGCGGTCACCGGTCGCCGCTTACAGTGATCTGGTAGCTACAGCGAGTACAAGAGGGGGATGCTCACCACATGACGAAGAAGGAGCCCACGGACTACGGGCCGATTCAGTTCCCGGACCGGCTGGGGCTGCAACAGTGGGAATTCGAGCGGGCGCTGGCCCTGGGCGTGATCCCGGCGGCCGACGTCGCCTTCGGGTCCAGGTGGTCGGCCGCGGTTGTCGCCGACGCCTTCTCCCGCCTGGACGAGATCCGTGCCGCGGTGGGTACCCAGCCCGACGTCGGCGCCTGGCGGGCGGCCGAAGTCCTTGGCGAGCGCTTCGACTGCGAGGTGAGCGCCGACGCTGTGATGGAACTTGGCCGCCGCCACCTCATCCCCGTCGTCGGCGAGTACAAGGGCCACGCCTTGTACGGCGGCCGGGCGCTGGAGGCGTTCGACGACCGGGAGGCGCTGGACGCGGCAGCCCACGCCGGCCAGCTCTACACGAAGAACGCGGCTGCCGCCTACCTGCGCATCCGTCCGAGCGACCTGGAGCACCTGCTGCGCGCTGGCCTGCTGGAGGAGAAGCACCGGGTGCGCGCCTGGAACCAGCCGAAGCGCGCCTACCCGGCGGTTCCCCTGTATCGCCGGGGCGACCTGGACGACCTCCTCGCCCGCGACGACATCGACTGGACCACGGCGCAGGCCCGTCCCGAGGGGCGTCCGTCGCCCTTCGCGAAGCTCCCGGACAAGCAGGCTGCGAGCGCGTGACGGCGGGCCACTGACCCTCCAGGTCAGCGGCCTTCGCGCAGCGCCCTGGCCAGGAAGTTGTTCGGCCTCGTCCCCGGATGCCGGGCATACGCGGAGTAGACCACCCGGCCGCTGATCTCGAACCGCAGCACACCGCCCTTCCTGCGCGGGCGGATGATGTGCGGCCGGGTGCCGTCGAGGACGAACCGCACCGCCGGGTGGTCGCAGACGATGACGCCCTGGAGGCCCGTCGGCCCGTCCACCACCTTCCAGGTGATGTAGCTGCCCATCGTGCCGGGGGCCTCACGTTCGGCGATCCGGGCCACGCGCGCGGTGCGATCGGCCAGCCGGCGGGCCACGATGCCGTTGCGGAGCCGCAGCGTCCGCGCGATGCGGCCCGGGTCGATGTTCACCTCGACGGGCATGGCGTACTCCTTCTACGGGCGGACCAGGGCGTACGTCTCGCCCTGGGGGTTCGTCTCGACCTCGGGCGTCTCCACCACGCTCGGCGTGATGTCGGCGTAGTCGTACGCCCGCACCTCCAGGTCGCCGTGGTCCTCCCACAGCCGGTGCAGGCGCGCGATCACCTCGCTGATCCTCACGGCGACTCCCCATCGCCGTCCGGGCACTTCCCGCACCCGGGCAGGGCCACGGTGACGCGCTGTTCGAGGCCGACGCAACCGCCTTCCGGGCCGATGGTCTTCTGCTGGCCCATCACGAACCGCCGCCCGCGCCGCGTCTGGAGTGTGCCGGGCAGGCAGCACAGCAGCGCGTTGAAGACCGTGACCATGTCGACGTGGAGGACCTGCGCGGAGGCGGCCAGTTCCTCGCACGTCGGCGGGCACCCGTCCTCGGTGAACGTCGGCGCGCACCGCAGCAGCGTGACGACCAGTTCCAGGGCGGTGAGCGGCGGCGGGGTACAGCCGCGCACGCCCTGCACGATGCGGGACTCGTTCGGGAAGTCCGCGTCCGAGCTGCCGTAGATCCGGGCGACCGACACCGACAGCTGTCCGCCGTCGGCCTGGTCGCTGCACGGGTCGTCGCACGAGTCCCACGCCACGATCCCGGGCACCACGCAGACCCGGCACGGGCACCCGGGCTGCCCGTCGACCTCTTCGGAGGTGCGGACGAGCGCGGCGCACACGCAGCCGGCGACGGCCTCGGTCAGGTCGCGGATCGTGAGCGGGTTCAGGGCCACGTCGTCACCCTCGGCCGCTTGTAATCCGGGCTGTACACCCGGGACGGGGACGTCAGCCGGTACGGGTTCACCGTGGCCAGCCACATGTCGCACAACGGCAGTCCGGTCCGGCCTTCGCTGTAGACCAACGTCGGGTCCGGCATGTCCATCTCGACGCCCTGGCGGACTACCCGGGTCAGGTTCCGGTTCGCCCGGCAGCCACACGACCCACCCGGGGTACAGCCCTTGATCAGGTGGCACGTCAGCTCTGACACCGCGGCGACCGCGGAGTCATCGAGCGGCAGACCCCATCGGTACGTCACCACGAAGGTGCCGGGCTCGCCGGGCGGCGCGCCGAGATCTTGGCAGTCCGGCCAGCACTCGCTGTCGGTCCGCACGAGCCTCCCGGGCGCGTCGACCCTGTACGCCTCCGGGACCAGGACCTCGCCGTCGACGGTCACCTCGGTGACGTCGTACACCGGGCCCGGCAGGTACACCTCGCACAGCTCGCTGCAGGAGCAGTCCGTCTTGCAGCCGCATACCGACGCGTTCCGCCAGGACCCGTCGGTGCCGATGTACGGGATCCACGGGCCGGTGCCGGCCCCGGCCTGGAAGCTGAAGAAGCCGGTATCCAGGCACGAGCGGCGGCACGGTCGCACGGAGACCGGGCACGGACCCCAGCGTCTACCCGACAGCCCCCACAGGATGGTCGAGGCGACGAGCGTCCACCGCTCGACCTCCGCCTTCTCCATTGTCTCGGGGACGTCGCAGCACAGCTTCGTGGGCCACGCCTCGCACGGGCCGGGCTGGAGCGGCATCAGCGCCTCCGCCCGCTCTCGTAGGGCGAGGGCTGGAAGTACGCCTGCCGGATGTACCGGCCGACCATGCCGTTCGCGAAGGAGTCGGGCATCGTGCTCAGCCACGGGCCGTGGGGGAACTGCGGCCCGCGGTTCAGAACCTTGACATCCGCGATGCGGTGGCCGCCGATCCCGGCCAACACCCCGTACAAGGTTCGCTTGTGCACGACCTCCAGGTGCCGGCCGACGTTCAGCGCCTCCAGCATCCCCGCCTTGTCCACGGGCAGCGGCACGTGCAGCTCGTAGCTCAGCGGGTCCTGATGCCCGCGGGAGACCAGGAGATCCCGGGTCTCCCGCAGACCACGCAGGTACAGGCCCTGTCCCCGCGTGGCGTAGTACCGCTCGACCTCCTGCACCGGGCCGCGATGCAGGACTGGCATCCCGTTCTGCTTCTGCATGACGAAGAAGTCGTCGTTCATCAGCAGAAACCGGTCCGCGACATCGGGGTGCTCGCACGCGGCCCGGACCGCAGCCGTCGAGTTCTGGTACTTCGTCCCCGGCTGCGCGAGGGGGATGTGCTCGACGCCCCGCAGCCACGCCGGCCGGTGGCCGACGACCCACACCTTCCGGTGCGGGAGGTTCGCCGCCCACGTCCGCAGCGCGTACCGGAGTTCTTCGTTGACGGCGGCCTCCCGCAGCGGGACGACCAGGTCGGGCGCCTCCATCGTCAGGACGCCAGGCACAGGCCGCCGGTGACCGGGGTGTACTCGCAGACCGGGGCGGGCGGCTCGACCGTCGTGATGAACGTCCTGCGGTGGCAGGTCGACCCGAGCGGGGTCAGCAGCGTGCCCGCGGTGCCGGCCGCGTCGATCGGCATGACGTCGTACGGGCCGGTGCCCCAGCCGCCGCCAGCCCGGGTCGAGCCGGTGAGGGTGAGCGACGCGGCCTCGGAGCCGACCTCCAGGTCGCCGAGCTGCCCGTTGGTCACCCACGGCATGAGGAAGTAGATCCACGCCCCGGTGCCGGCCGCATCAGCCGCGCACGCCTCGTCGGAAAGCACTTCCGCCCACAGCTCGATCGCGAAGCCCGAGTTGCACTGGATCGAGCAGTCGTCGTACCCGATCGGCCGGCCGTCGAAGCCGTAGACGACGGGGTTGCCGGTGGTGATCTCGATCAGCTCCGGACTGACACTGAAAAAGTCCAGCTCGATGTCGTAGCCCTTGAAGCTGGGGCAGCCGCGCTTGAATCCGCACACCCTCCCGTTGGCCGCCTTGTACTCGACGTCGTCTCCGTCGTCGACATTGGCGTTCATCTGCAAGGAAGCGAAGCAGTCGAAGACGAAGCCGTTGTCGTCGCCGCAGATGGGGCGGCCACAGCCGTCGACGCGGGTGACGCGGATGGTGTCGGCGTTCGCGATCAGGGGACAAGACATGCCGGGAACCTCCATCGCTCTCGGAGGCCCGGCCCAAAACCAGCAGCAGCTCTACCGCCCAGCATAGCTAGGTGGTAGAGCCGCTGGCAGAAGTCGATTACGCCGGGACTTCCTGCACGTCCGACAGGTTCCGCACTGGCATCTGGTCGTAGTCCTGGCCGCTGGCGGCCAGCCGGGAGTGGAACTCCTCCTCGGTGATCTCCGTCCAGCCGTCCGGCGGCGGCAACACCCCACCGGACCGCATCACGGACGTGCCGGAGGCAGAGGCGTAGAACTTCACGGGCGCTCCTTACGGGGTGTTGGTCTGGGTGTCGATCGTGGCGTCGGACACCCACGAGTGGATGGCCGTGATCTGCCCGGCGGTGACGTTGACCGCCGGGAGCATGATCACCGAGGTGCCTGTGCCGGCCGGGATGTTCCAGCCCGACCAGTTCACCGTGCCGTTGCCGCGCTCCCGGTGCGCCGCACCAACGGCGTTGATGTGCCCCCACAGCGGGCGGACCTGGAACGCACCGCCGTTGACCTGCACGACCAGGCCGAGCTGGAAGGCGGCCGTAGCGTTGTGCTCGATGTCCCACGTACCGGCGTTCGTGATCTCGTAGCCCCAGGTGCGGCAGTCGTTCCCGAGGAAGTTCGCGGGCACGTTGAACTGCTGGTTCGCCGTCGGGTCCACGACGACCCACCCGCCGGTCGGGCCGATCGGTGTCAGGAAGCCGCCGGTGAAGTGCTCGACGTAGATGTGGTCCATCGCGCTGTAGTGGTCCGGCGGGGTCCACAGCGCGCCGGTGCCCGGGTCGCACTTGAGGGTCGAGTGCGTTGCCGCGTCGCAGCCCCAGTCGTCGGACCATGCCGCCTGGCCCGCCACCGGGTTGACGGTGATCGGATCGGCTGCGGTGCCCGTCCCGGTCAGGCCGCATTCCACGGCCACCGGCGGCACGTACAGCCGGTTGTCGGTGCCCAGCGCCAACCGGTTGTCGGCGTCGGACGACGGGGCCACCAGCAGGCCGTCGGCGGTCGCCTCCAGCCCGTTCGGCTCCGGTGCCACGATGACGTCCGCCTCGACCTGGTACGGGTCGGCAGCAATGCCGGTGCCGGTGACGGTGGTGTCGACCGTGTTCGTGTCGGTCGCCTGGAGCGCGGTGGCGGCCGGGGCCGGGGTGAACAGCCCCCCGTCCGTCCCGAGGGTGGTGGTGTTGCCGGCGTCGGTGGACAGCTCCACGCCGATCGTGCCCGTCGCTGGGTCGTAGGTGGCCGGGCCCTCCGCCGTGATGCAGCCGCGCACGTCTGCGCACTCCAGTGACAGCCCGTCCGGGGTGGCCTGGAGCAGGTTGGCGCCGCCGCCAGGGGGCGCCGGGTCCAGTACGACCGTGGCGGTCACGTCGTAGGGGTCTGCGGTGGTGCCGGTTCCGGTGAGGGTGAGGTCCACCGTTGGCGAGTCCGTGACGGCCAGCGCG